GTGCTGAGTGTTCCGTCATCTGGTGTCTGCATCACATGGTCGTAGATCTTGCCTTTGGGGATGAGCGTGTCAAGTTCCCCGCTCTGCAGGTTGATGATGTTCTGCTTCGTCTGGATTTCCTCGTTCTTCTCCCTGATGATCTTCTTCTGGTCTTTGATAAGTGACTCTGCGACCACAAGCCCCTTGAAATAGGTGTCCTTCTTCTCCAGTAGCCTTGCGTTCTCCTCTTGCAGTTTCTCGTTCTGCTCAACCTGTGACAAGAGTTGCGTCAACGCCTCCTTGTAAGTCGTGGGGAGTGCTGCAACCGCTGTCTTGTGGAACACCTGACGATAGACCTCAAACACGGGGCGTACCTTCCTGGCTATGAAATATTCCATGCAGGAGAGAGATAAATGATAAATGTTTGAGGAAAATTTTCCACCTTCGCCATTTTGGGCTAAGGTGATAAAATCCTCATTTTCAAAGAAGTGTAACTTTAATGCTCTTACCGCCTTTTCTTTGGCAGAGTACACTAATGGCCACACCTCATCAAGATTAATTGGAAACTTGTTATCCGATTTGGATAACTCTAAGACTGCGGTAAAATACCGCTTCAAGTCGCTTTCTGTACTGGACTTGGTTAAAACTAATTCGTTCATTTGTGGTAATTTTTAGAACGCGGCACAAAAATAGCGGAGTGCCGACCCGCTGTTCAATCCCATTACCACAGAGGACACATATACCATTATAATATATGTACGGGAGCACACCGCTTTTATACGGTTGCCATAAGGACAAAATAATATGTCCTATTAAGGACATCGCTCTGCCCTCTGTGGTGTTATTAGAATTGAACACTGCAAAGATAGAGCATTTTCTTAAATTATCCAAATAATTCGGCAAAAAAGTGCTATGTTTATAGATTATTTGCTATTTTTGTCGCAGTAATAACTAAAAACTTATAGAATTATGAAGAAAGCAATTCCTGGAATCATTCAATTTTTGGCATTTTGTATGTTTGCTATTGGTCTTGTTTCGTTTTTTGTATGTATAGCCAAAGGTAATGAAGCAGGAAGAGGTTATTTTACAAAAGATCCTGTAGCACAGACAATGTGGTATATTGGAACAATTCCAAGTCTTTCAACGTTTTTCAGTTCATTTATCGTTTATGGCTTTTCTTATATTGTTGAGGCAGCATGTATGTATATTGACAAACGCAACCAAGATATTAATGAAGAAATAGAGCAAGAAAGCACTGAAGAATAATTTTGCCGAATTGTCTCAATATGTCAATGAACGATTTGCGGATGCAAAGATAATGCAGTCATAAAAATATTGCTTAAATTTAAGCACATTTTTATAGTATATTAAGTTAAAGATATCGCTTTTGCAAAGTATAAGTTTGCAAAAAACACGGTTGGATCGAATTTAAGATGTAAAACAAGAGACACATCATAACGAAGTGCCACCTCATTTATTTCATCTTAATCTGTACGGCTCCTATTTCCATTTTGTGCATTATATCGTATATCTTATCTGCCGCCTCCGCATTTCTAGCGTGTTGGCCGCTATCTGCTGCTGCAAAGTGACCTGAGTCTGCGACAATACGCTTACCTGAGTGATTACAGTAAGGAACTGAGGATAGTATGTCGCTATCATGTTCCTGTCAACAGAGACATCTGCGCGTATCGCATTGATGTACGATGCCAACAGGTCTGCAGTGTTCTCCGTGATTCCCTTGATTGAAGAGCCTGTGGAACCGCTGCTGCTTGTGTCCTTCAGGTCGGCACCGTACTGCTTTGCTACCTCATTGATACCGTCCATGAAAGCGTTAGTCTGTTGCGCCATTTCTTCTCCAGCCTCGTACATTTCTGCAATAATAGCCAAGCCCTGCTCAGTAAGAACGCCACCATCGGACTCAAACTGGTCGAGGAAATGATCCATTATAGGCTTTATTGTATTTGCAATGATACGTTGCGTTATCATCTTCACACCGAGGTCTTTCAGTATCTCGCTGACCTTCTTCTTGTAAGCCTCCGCACCGTTCTCGCCAGCAGCCCAGGCACTAACAAGCGCATCTGCAAGGTCATTTGCCCATGACTTGAAGTCAATGCCGTACAAAGCCTCGGCCATGTCTTTTGCGAAGTTCTTGATATCCTCCTCCATCTCTGCCAGTTCCTCCTTCATGTCGAGGATCTTGCCTTCGTCGGCATCCTTCATGTCTTCCTCATCGGCAATCTGGCGCATCAGTTCGTCACGCTGGATAAGCATGTTGGCATAGGCGGCATCAAAATACTTCCCTGATTCAATGGCCTTCATAGCGGCTTTCTGAGTTTCAGTCGGGTTCTCTATATCACTAAAATTTCCTTTGTAATGATAAAACAAACGGGAAGCAAGTTCTTTTGCATCCAGATCATTTCCAGTCATCAAGCCTTTTATGATTGAAGGATCTATCACTCCGAGATAATCATACAGGTTTCTGCGGTCAGCGTTCGTTATCTCAAGTTCGTCAATGGTGCCCATAAGGCTCTCCATTTTCTTTTCCATCAGACTCATCATGTTGCTGAACGTCTTCTGGACTAACTCCGAACGCTTCTGGTCCTCCTTGAGTGTCGTATCATGCTTCTGTGCGATACTTGCTATTGAGCCGAAGACAAAACCAGAGATGGCGCCAGCAAAGTCTCCAGACTGCATCCTGCTGAGGGCCGTGTTTGCTCCCTCAAGGAACGACATTATATACTGGCCAGTCTCGTTCATGTTTGCATCAAGGTTTTCGCCAAATGCGGCAGCGGCCTGTTTTGCATCATTAAACGCCTGAACCATTGCTGATATGGCATAAGCCACACCTGCAAGCGTTTGGTTGAAACTCTTGGCACTTTGATGATTCTTTTGTGCATCTTTCTGATTTTGTTTTGCAATCTTATGATCTGCTTCTGCGCCTTCCTTCTCCTGTGTTGCAATATGAACTTCGTTTTCGGTCTGTTCAATCTCGTTCTGGTCACCGCCTTCTATGGCTTTTGTATTTTTTTCTATAGCCTCTTTTAGTCTATCCTCAGCTTCTTTGAGTCTGTTTGAAGCGTTAGTCAGCTCGTCATCGGCAATTTCAAGTTTGAGTTTCTTAACTCCCTCAATACCACCGCTCTTGAATGCCTCAAAGAAACTCTTTTTGTCTCTTATCTTATCTATTTGCGCATCTATCTTCTTGATACCCTTGACGTATTGCTCGCCAGTGATAATACCGTCTTTTAGTTGCTGAACAAGGCTGTCACGAAGTTTTTCCCCAACAGTTTCAGCCTCACTTGCGGTCATTGACAGGATTGCACTATAGAATTGAAGAGCATCAGCGGCCTCGTTTTCTTGTTGTATTTTTAACTGTTGTCGTTCTTTTTCCTTTTGCTTTATCTGTGCATCATATCCTTTTATTACAGCAGAATCATTTCCATTATATTGATTGCGATTTCGCCTTAAATCTTCAAGTTCCGTTTCAACTTGTAGCAGTTTTTGGGATGTCGTAAGGGCTTTTGCGTATGCCTCTGCGGAATCCTCCATAAATTGTTTATAGTTTCCTTTTATGATGCTCTGTATCTTCTGCGCCAACTTGACAAGTTCGTCTTGTACCTGACCGTCTGCATTGACAAGTGCGGCTTTCAGTTCTTCTTCGTTCATGTCCCAATGGAAGTTCATTGGCACTACTCCAAGCTCCTGACCTCTTTTGTTGAATTGTTCAAGCATCTGCTTTGAAACTTCATCCCACAATCTGCCGCTTTCGTTAAATGCAAGTTCGGCAAATTCACGATTTCCGCCGGACTTTTTTAAGAGTGAACGATAGAGTTTCCATTGGTCTTCCATGCGTTTGATGTAATCCTCCATTTCATCCGCATTTTTCTTCAAAGCCTCCTTCTCCCTATCAAACATGGTGTCTGCTTTTGTCTTATCAATCTCGTTAGCAAATTTCTTTCTTGCCTCAGATGTAAGTTTTAGCGAGTTACGCAATTCATCGAGAACACCAATGTAGTCGTCAACAAGTCTTACTCCTAAGAAATTGCCTTTCTCATCCTTGAGGTCTGGGAAAAGCGTTTCAAGGAGGTTTATAGTCTTCTCTTTGCTATACTGCTCCCTGTATTTTTTGTATTCAGACAGGAATGCCTTATATTGCTGCAATTTTGTCTTTGCAGTTTCTAAAGCACTGTCTTTTCCTTTTTTGCCGTTGTCGGCATCACTTGACTCTTCTTTCAAATCAGCAAGGGTATCTTCGCCAAGCAATTTTTCCAGTGCTTCTTGTGAGAATGGTGCGGCTCCTGCCATCATTGCTGCTGCCATACCTTCGCCCCGTTCACCGCCTCCAAGTTGTTTGGCAAGGTTTCCAAACCTAACATAATCATAGAAAAGCCTCTTGAGTCTTTTCCTGATCTCAGGTTCTTTAACACCAAGTTGGTCTGCAATGCCTTCAAGCATCATCTTGAAATCGTCAATGTTGTCAAGACACCATTGTTTAAATTCAGACTCAGACAAATTCCTGCGCTTGCGTTCTGTCTCAAGCATATTCGGAATGTCATCATCTGCAATTTCTTTCCACTTGTCTGCTACACCTTGTGACGCTTCCTTGATATCATCAGCGAATTTGGTAAATCCACTGTTGGTTGATTCAATTTTTGTAACAATCTGATCCCAATAACCACTTGTGGCGAGAATCTGTATCTGTTCTTCAAATGGTGCAGACTTGATCCTTTCGGCAAAATCCTTTCCTATCTCGCCAGATTTCGCCATTTCGTCAATCACGGCTTTTAGAGCGTCTTTATACTCCCAAGCGTTGTCAATGACAGTTCGCAAATCTTTGTAAGCTTCAAGCGTCTGATCCATGTTCTTTGATATGTCATCGTTAAGCAATGGTCTCAGCGGGCTTCCATTATCTCCCCAAATCAAACCTTCGACAAATCCGTGACTGCCACTGCTGGCTTTTATCATCTCGGCAATAGCCTCTTGGTAGTCAAGCATACGCTTATTCTTATCAATGGAAGCATCAATAGCACCAACAAGAATATCGTATTGCTTGTTAATGTCGGTTGTATTCTTCAGTTGTTCGTTAAGAGTCTTTGTGTAAGCCTCAGAGTTAGCAAGCACTTGTTTCATATCGTCAATACGTGCTTTCATCTCTGGTGTGCTCTTTTGCTTGTTGTCTCCATCAATAGCCTTTCGCTGTTTCTGCAGGTCAAGTATGCGTGATTTTATAACATCCTGCATTTCCTTTGCCTTACTATCAATGCGATCAACCCAATTACTGTATGCAGAATATAGTTCCATACCGACCATTGCGCCTATGGTTATCCATGTTCCTGCACCAATACCCATAAATGCGTTTTTCAGAGAAACAGCAACACCTTTCAATGCTACCGTCCATCTGTTTGCAGCCACGGCAGCCTGAATCTCTGCCCTGGTGATGTTATTTACACCCACAAGGTGCATGGCCTGAGCAATTTTAATTTGTTTAAGCGTAATTAAGCGAAGAGCTTCTTCCTTGTTCAGAGTACCTGCTGCAAGGGCATTTCTAAGGTCTGCTACAGTAATGCGGTTTGCAGTTATAATTCTGGCACTCTCTTCTGCTGTCAGTATCCTTGTAATAGATGCCTGTCTTGTTTTTGCGGCTACAAGTTGCTTGTCGGCAATGATTTGCTTCATGGTTGCAGCCGTGTTTGACTGAACGGCAAGCGTGTTAAGTCCAATATTTGCTTTTGACAACAAAAATGCTGCTCCTGCAACAGAAAGCATACTTGCGACCTCTTTCCAGTGTCGTGTCAATGCCGTAAGATCGGTGGCGGCACCTTTCATAAAGTTACCGAACGAGCTTTCCGCAATCTCTCCGTACATAATATCGACGGCATCCTTCAGGTTCTTGAACTTTGCAGCCAGAGACTCTGAAATCTTCTCCTGCATATTATAGAACATACCGCCCTCATCAGTGAGTCGTTTGATTTGTTCTATAACGTCCTGATAAGATACCTGACGCTTAGAGATTCGCTTTTGTACCTCTGCGGTTGATACAATCTTGCCTTCTAATTCCGTATAGTATTCAGCAAGCATCTTTAGCATAGGTATGTTGTTCATTGAGAACTGGCGAAGAGTAATACCTGTAAGGTAAGTGGCTGAACGAACGTGTCCCAAAGCAAGTGTCAGTCGCCCAATGTCCTGACCGGCACCTGCGGAAATATCGGCAAGGCGCTTTGTCATATCGAACAGTTCATTCTGTCTGAATCCGTATGCGGCAAGTTGTTTTGTGTACTGGTCAAGTTCAACAACACCAAAAGGAGATTTCAGTGCAAGTCCCTTAATCTGTTCAAACAAGTGGTTTGCTTTAACTGCGTCTCCAAGAATAGCACCCATAGATATACGCTGCTTTTCAAGCTGGCCACCAATCTCAATTACCTGACCATGAA